TGTCTCATACATTTGTTCAATCCATCTTTCTGTATACGGCATTCCATTAATCTTGTCTAGCTTTTTTTTCCAATAATATAACTGGTCTCTTAAATAATCTATATATTTTCTAGCCATTAATAATCTCCTTCTAAATATTCTTTAGCGTGTTCCTTGTCATCAAAATATTCTGTATCTTCAACATCATTTTCTGTATGGTATCCCACCTCATATTTCCAACCCTCTATCATAGAATTATAATCATCATTTTTATCTGCAATTTCACTCCAAAACTTAGTTATTTTCCATTTACCTTTGTTCATTTTTCTTCCTCCTCATCTTCCCATTCGCACATACAATCTTCATCTTCTTCTTCGCATTCTTCACATGCCTCTACCTCATATTCTTCTACAAATATTTCTTCTCCGCTCCATACCCAATCCATACAATAGCTATTCCAACATTCTATATCTCCGCATATTGCCGTATCACTTGCATATGCCCATTTTATCTCTGTTTCTTCTGGGGTGGCTCCACAATATTCACATTCCGCGTCCCATCTCTTTTTTGTTATTGTTATTTTATTTCTCATTAGCCTTTCCTCCACCATAAATATATAATTTGTTCTAATCTGTCCATGCTCTGATTTACTATGTCAAATTCCTCTTTTGATTCTAAATAATATCCGTTCATCAAAAAGGGGGTTATTTTTGCAATTTCTCTTATCTCATCTTTTGCAAATCTAAATCTATCTAATATTTCTAATCGTTCATCTGAGTTCATATCGATATCCTTTAACCATTTTTTATGTTCTTCTTTTTCTTTATTCATCTTCTCCCTCCACTAAATCTCTAGCCCATCCATGATATTCTATTTCTTTTATTTGCTCTAAATCTCGATATCCAGTACGGCTATATAGTATCGATTCTAAACTCTCTAAATTTGTGCCGTTAATTGAGCATACGAGCCCGATTTCTTTTTCTGTAGCTATTCCATAGTCTACTAAATAATCGTACAATTCTTCTTCTTTTTTATTCATTTTATTTTCTCCTTTTTTCTTCACTAAATCCATCGATGAATGTTGATTCCAATTGCCCAATAAACAATACAAGGTCAAATTTGTAGTTTTTAGGCATTTTATTTATCAAATCATCTAATCGTTCATTTTGCTCTTTTTCGTTTCTAAATGAAGCGAATAATCTTGTTTTATTTTCTTTTACTTTTTCTGTTACATCTTCCGTTTTTATAGCTTTTCCATTTTCATCATTTGTAATCTCATAAGCGCCATCTAATACCCATTTATCTTCTTTTTTATTTTTCATCGTTTACCTCTTTTTTTTAATTAAAAATATAGCCAAGTATCAAATAAGGGGTAACACTTTTGAAAACAAGACACTTTCCCTTTGTCCAACCTCACGGCTACGGCTCTCTACTTGACTATTAAATTTGTTTATTATCATATAAGTTGATTTTTTATTTTAAAAGTTTGCTATCATAAATTCTTGTTCCACATCTATAACAATAAAGACATTTCTTTTTTGTTTCTCTATCTACTTGAATGCCCATCGTTTGACCGCAGTGCGTTTTTTCGCCTTCGTAGCCTATGTGTATAAATTTGTAATCTTCTTTTGCATTCATAATTAATATAAAAAAACCCAGCCAAATTAATGACTGGGCTTTAGTCCCTTTGTTTATTGTTGTGTTGTTGTGTTGTATGTGTCTTTCTTTGCCGTTGTTTTCTTAGCCGGTGTTTTCTTAACTGGTTCCTCTGTTTCTTCATCATGACAATTTAAATCACTTTCTAAATCGTCAAGTGATTGTCTAGCCTCATATACACCATCTAATTCACTACCAATATATTCTAAACTATCGATAGCACTTGAGATATCACTATAAACGTTTTCAAATTCACTTTCGACGTCATTAATGCGACCTCTTGCAGTATCTATTGCTTCGATGATTTGTGCTCGGTTGAGCGGTTTGTTTTCTATCATTTCTAATAGGTTTTGAATTACATCTTCTTTTTTTCCACCTAAAAGTCTTACAACATCTTTCAAGGTTTCACTATCTTTTTGTAGGTTGTCTAGATGAGTTAAAAGTTCACTAAAATTCATCTTTTTTCTCCTTTGTTTATTTATTATTTGTTAATTAACAACGATTAAATATATAAATGAAGATAAATAAAAACCTAGATAAATTTGATAAATGTAATAAATAAAATATATAAATAATTGTAGGTACAGGACGAAATAATTATTATATTATATGAGGACGAAACAACAACCAAAAACAAATAAGAGGTAAAAAAAAATGAACAAAGAAAAAATAAAAAATGAACTAGTAGAAATTAATAACGAATTAAACGAGCTTAATCTAAAGTATATAAATAAAAATACAATCTTAGCGCAAGAATTAGCGGAGAAAGATATAGAAATAAGCGAGTTAAAAGAAGAATTAATAGAATCAGTAAGAGTTGATGACAAAAAAAGTGACATGATAGAGGAACTTAACGAAAAAAACACGGCACTTAATAAAAAAATAACTGATTTATATCATAAAATGAGAGATGAAAAAGAAAAATATAATAATCTTGTGGCCGAATGTGCGGAGGTTAAAATAGAATGTGAAGAGTGGGAGCGGGCTAAATATAGAGTTGAAGACATAAAAGACAAGGCACTAGAAATAAATAATATAAAATCCGATGAAAACAAAAAATTAAATCTATTAATTTTAGAATCTAAGGATAAAATAGAAACCATGATAGGCGAAAAGCAAGAAGACGAGCGAAGACGCGTAAACGCTATTGTTAAATATAATCGCCTCAAATCGTCAATAAAAAATGAATTTGAGCACATATCTATTAAATTAGAGGAACACGTTGTAGGTGACGCTCTTAGCTATCTCGGCGCTTGTGATGGTAGAATTGATATTGAACATGTAGAACGCTTTGCAAAATATAGCGAAGATGTAGCAGTATATAGATGTTTAGAAGGTATTATTAAATCTGATAACTTAAAAAATAAGTAGAATAAAAAAAGGGAGTAAATAACATGGCGCAACAATCAACAATCGGAACACATAAAACAAATAAAGTAAGAGTAGATAATAAATTAATGGTAGTATATCATAGCACGCCAGTAGTACAGATAACCAATAATAGATACGTTAAATTAAATACTGGCGGTTGGTATACTAGCACAACGAAAGTGCGAATGAATCAAGCCAGTAATGAATATGGTCTAGGTTTCAGAGTGTACCAGAAAGACTTTGACTGGTTCGTAGAAGTTGGTAATAATACTTATGAATACTATGATAATATTATTATAGATATAGATAATGGAGTTATAGTTAAAGACTAATAATTCGTCCGTAATACCTCAACAACCCACCAATAAAAGCGCCCTCTATTATGGAGGGCGTTCCTTTTTCGATAAATATTAAGTCAATCAGTAACAAATCAATCTAGATTATAATATAATTCAAATTTTCAACCTAATCGAGGAGGGTATGGGGGAACGAATGGGGGGGGTCTTCATAAAAATAACAGTGACACGCATTCTAATATTATTTTTCAAAATTTGGACTTTTCCGTAAAAAAGGTATTATTGTGCTTTACTATATATAGTAATATTATATTTTATAATGCTCTTTTGGTGAGTTTTGTTTTGTTTTGGATAGAGGAATATTATCCCCTTGTATTAAAAGAAGATAAGTCCTCTACCCTCTACGGTTTTTATCTGCTCTTCTGGAGCCGTTCCGCTTCATTGGATACACTTTTCAGTGCGGGTAACATAATTATAGCGACTCAGTTACCTTCGGATTGTCTATGGCTGTGCTATTCATCCCCTTCTAGTAGCCATTTTGCTTTGCTGTACCCTAGAAGTCTTTAGCCAACCAATACAGCGGAGTAAATATAGATATAATAATTTTCTAATGCAATAAATATTTTTATTTTGTATATTATTTTATGGAATTTAAAAAAATCAAAGGAAAAGAACACCGATTATACGATAATATGGCCGAATTTATGGCTTTTAACAAAAAGTTAGCTGTTTCAGGTGATTGGAGGCGGGGCAAGGAAGGAGATTGGGTATATACTGACGATTTATGCGTTTGTCAGGTACTTAGAGTATTTTATGTAACAGTACCATCTAGTGGAAAGCGCCAGAAATGTATACGTACGGTATGTGGTTCGTTCGTTGTGGGCCAGAAAAACGTTAAAATGCTAGGTGAATACGGAGTTGCCGACAATATATACACATTTTCAGGAAATTACGACTCTATTAACAAAATTAGAGATACAAAGGTTTCATCAAAAAAATTACTATTTGCACAATACGTAGCTGCAGGGATGGATTTAAGTCAGGCATATAGCATAGTTTATCCAAAGGCCAAGGACAAACAATACATCAAAACTGCAGCTAACAAATTATTACAACAAAAGAAGGTACAAAAGATGGTTAAGGAAGAAATTAAGGAAATTCTTAATTCTGAGGGCGTAACGCCTGAGTATATTATACAGAAATACAAAGATATAGCCGATATCTCTGATAGGGACACTGATAGGCTGCGCTCTTTAGATGCGCTTGCTAAGATGTCAGGATTGTTTGATACAGAGAAAAAACAAGAACAACTAACCGTTTGGGCTGGATTTACGCCTGAACAGCTGGAGGCTATTAAAAGTGAAAAGTCAGAGCAGAACGTACTCGCCCACGCAGAAAAAGAACAATAACATAGATGATGATAGATGTCCTGTATGTAATCAGGACTTATATTTTAATGAAGTAGTAACCCAAAAAATAGGTATTGTCGACAATAATGGCGATATTAATGAATGGAAATGCCCATTTTGCGATTCAGAGTTTGATTTAGACGATAATATTTTGTATATTTATGGGTCGGAAAGCGATAGTGGTTTAGCTTAAATAAAATTGAAGGACCTATGAGGAAAACGTGAATGGATAAAGAATTTGATAAAATCCCAGTTAGGGACGCTAGAAATAGGAATTTACCAAAATTTGACGAGGGTGGTAGAACTCCTGCATGGCAGCGTAAAGAAGGTCAAAATCCTGAAGGCGGTTTAAATAAAAAAGGCGTTGAATCGTATAAAGAGGAAAATCCAGGGTCTGAATTAAAAACTGCAGTAACGACTGAACCTAGTAAATTAAAAAAAAATAGTAAACCAGCAAAACGTAGAAAATCATTTTGTGCTAGAATGAAAGGGATGAAGAGTAAGCTAACAAGTTCTAAAACAGCTAATGACCCTGATAGCAGAATAAATAAATCATTAAGGAAATGGAATTGTTAAATGCCTAGATTCGGAAGAAAGTCAAAAGAAAGATTAGCTACCTGCCATGAGGATTTGCAGGATTTATTCAATGAAGTAATAAAACATGTAGATTGCAGTATCCTTGAAGGCCATCGGTCTGCAGAAAGGCAAGATAAGCTATATGATGAAGGAAAAACCAAAGTTAAGTACCCAAAGGGCCGTCACAATGCTAGTCCTAGTAATGCTGTTGATGTTGTGCCTTATCCTGTTGACTGGCATGATAGAGAACGTTTCCACTTATTTGCGGGCTTTGTTTTAGGTTTAGCACAATCAATGGAAATAAATGTCCGCTGGGGAGGGGACTGGAATAAAAATTTTGAAGTAGATGACAATATGTTCGATGATTTTCCCCACTTCGAACTAATTAAGGAGTTTTAATATGACAAAAAAGTCATTAGCAGAAGCATTAGAAGAAAATAAAAGAAAAATTAATTATCTTAAGCAGCATAATATAAGTCCTAAAGAATTTCCATTAGATACTTTAACTGGCCATTCTGAAGAATCTGCAGCATATTTAGATTCTTTAGCTAATTTATTAACGGGTTCTACGGAATATATTCCTGATGTTCCTTTTACGGAAACAGTTCCATATACAGAAGGAAAGTTTCAGATGGCCCCACCTCCAGTACAAGGTTCAAACATAGGTATGGCATCTAGAGAAGCAAAAATGAATCCTATGATAGAATATTTACTTAATTGGCTAAACCCTTCTCGTGGAATGGCTAATGAGGCTATAGATAAAGAAATTAGAGAAAATGAACTTAATAGAGCTATAGACGCTGATGAACATAGTAGAAATCAACAAATGCAATTAGATGCATTTTTAAAACATCAAGAACAATTTAAATAATAAGGTAATAAATATGTCAAATGAAATGAATGCTATACCCGTAAAAGATTCTAAAGGAAATGTTACAGGAGTATCTGATAGCAATGGAAATAATATATTAAATGCTTTATTAGGAAAAATGTTAGTACAAGCGCCTAAAACTGGTAGTAAAAATGTTGCTTATGATGAGCTTATTCTCTTCTCT